TCAGGCGCGGCAGAAGACTCCAGCAGAGAACACTACCTTCGCTTGTGCTGGGCGGAGATAGAGTTGCGGGAAAAAGGGAAAGGACTTTAAGAGGTGTCACCGAAAGCGCCAGCTCGACTAATCAACAATTAAGACTAGGCGGCTTTGAAGCGCAATACGAAAGACGCCTGCAAGCATTTAGGCGCGGCGGTGGCGGAACCAATGCGCCGGGGCTTATTGAGAAAGTGTTTGCGATAACGCAAGCATATAACGTTCAAAAGCGCGTCATTTCAGCCACGGGTGATACAAGCGCAAAAGTTACAAGGCGGCAAGCCGTTGAGTTGAACGCACTGTCGAGTACGTTGAGCAAATACAATGAAGCGCAACTTGAGGCTAATAGGCTTGCAAGAAGCAGAGTAGAAAGACTGTCTGCGGCAAGAAAGCTGGGCGACAGGTTGCGCCCAATGGAAGCCGCGAGCGGTACAGCGCGAGATCCTAAAACTGGTGAGCTTCTTTATCCTGACGTAACTCGTCCCGCCTTCCCGCGCAGGGAAGTTGGCAGAGCGCGGCTACTTGTTAATCGAGCTGCAAAAGCAGCAGAAAGTGGCGACCAAGAACTGTTTAGGCTTGCATCTTTCCAAGCCAAGAAAATAATAGACAGGATGGAGGCTGGCGCAAAGGCTGGGCTCAAAACTGCCAGAACAGCGCAAACCCGTATTGATGCCGCCGTCAAAGTGGCAAGGGGCGCAGTTGACAAAGGACTTGCAACCGAAGTATCGCTAAGCGACAGAACATTTAACGATAAACTGCGTGAATCAAAAGAACGTGCAAAGCGAGAGGCGGACCTATTCAAGGCAAGTGACAAAGAGGCCGGAAAAGACTTTAATCAAAGATTGCAGAATCGTGTCAAGCAAAGGCAAGCAGAGCAGCGTGCTGCTGTCCGCGATCTAAATGTAAGGTCTAGCTGGCAAACAGCGCTAAGCGAAATGGAAAGCCGAAAGGCAATTTCTGATCGTGATAGAGGCAAGCGTTTTAGGGAGAAATCCTTAGCAGAAGAAAAACGCCAAGCCGATCTTGGTATCGGCGTCAATGCCCCTGCTCGCATCGGTGGCCCAGTGCGTCGCACTGGCGCTATTCCGATGGGTGGGCAGGGTGGTCGCCCTGGCATGTTCGATCAGTACGCTTCTCCCATTGGCCCCGGCAGCGACATTGGCATTGCGGAATTTAAGAGAATCCAAAAAGCGCAACGCCAGCAAAAAGGCTTCTTCCAAGGCGACTTGCGCAGTGCGTTTGGTGATGCGTTAATTGGTGGTGCGTTCCCCGCCTTGTTTGGCCAAGGTGCCGGCGCATCAATAGGAGGCGCGGCGGGTGGCTTTGCAGGTGGCATCGCAGGCGGCAACTTCGGCTTCGGCCTCTCCCTCGTCGGCACCGCAATAGGCCAGGCCGTTGATACAACAGTAAATAACCTGACTGAACTTGCCGACTCGATAAGAAGCCCAGGCAAGGCATTGGATGCGCTAGAAAAAAGTGGTCTTGCATCTAGCCGCAGCCTTGGAACAACCAGGCTTTATGTTGATCAGCTTACTTCAGTTGGTCGCGCTTACGATGCGCAAACGCTTGTATTGCAGGAAGTCGAAAAGCGTCTTGGTTCAGGTAGTGTCCGTAACCTAAATGCGCTAAGCAGTGAACAGCAGCGACTACAGGGGCAGTGGTCGATCATGGCTGGAACTATACAGTCCCAGTTGCTGCCTGCCCTTGTTGGCTTTACCGCTAATATAAACGACATAATTGCCATTGCCGCAAAAGTAGGCAGTCTTCCTGGAATCAAGGAGACGGCTTCTGCGCGAAACGCATTAAACAAAAATCCGGTTGGCCGTTCGGTCCTTGGCGCATTGTCTCCGTTTGAAGGGGCTCGCCAATTATTTGGCAAGCTGCAGGATCGCGGTCGAGCAGTGGCTGCTACCAGTGCCGGCAATCGTCAAGCGCAAACACCAGAAGAGAAACTTGCCGATCAGACAAGCAAGGTCCAGGAATCGCGCAAACTTGCCGATCAAATCCAGTCCGCATATCGTGAAGCGTTTAGCCTGCAACGGCAGGCGTATGACCTGCAACGCGATGGCGCGATGCTCAATAGGGACATTGCTGATTATAGCTATAAGAAAGAACGCGAAATCTTTGACCTGCGCCAGCAAGCGGCAGAAAAAGGAATTGACAATAGCCGCGTTAGCGCTCAAAACCGCATTGAAGGCAGCGACCTAAGCGCTCGCCAGACATTCTCCGCCGCAGTTGGCTTTGAGCAGCAACTGCTAACCAATGTCCGCGAATCGGTGCGGGCAAGGAAAGAAGGTGAAGCGGATATAGAGCAGTCCAGGAAGAAACTTGAGCTTGCGATGGCAAAGCTCAATCGTGATGTTGAAGATTACAAGCGTACAAATGCACGCGAGATAGAGGACATTGAGCAACGCAAGTTGTCTTATGTGCGATCGGTAGAAGATTACAAGATGAAGGTTTCAGATTACGTCCGCGACCGTACAAGGGAAGCGGCTGATCTATGGATGAAGGCAATGATGCTGCTGCCGACCATGGGGGCTCCCGCTGCCGGCGGCGGTTCCGGTGGCCCAGTCGCGCCAGGCGCACAATCTATCGGCAAGCAGCTAATGAGCCGATTGGGGCTAACCCCAGAGCAGGCGGCTGGAATTATTGGCAATTTCCAGAGAGAGTCTGGATTGAACCCAAGGGTAAACGAGGGTGGTCAAGTTGGGCTTCCAAAGCGCGTGGGCGGCTATGGAATCGCGCAATGGACAGGGAGCCGGCAGGAAGACTTGATTAGGTTTGCTGGTAGTCCAGAAAAAGCTGGAGACTTAGGCAAGCAAATTGATTTCCTTATTCACGAATTGCAAGGCAGCGAAAGTGCTTCGCTTGCGGCGCTTCGCAAAACCAGGACGCCGGAAGAAGCTGCAAAAGTATTTGAGCAAAAGTTTGAGCGAGCTGGAATTGTAGCGCTAGGCGAAAGGCAAGCCTATGCAAGGTCTGCATACCAGCAGTTGGCGGGCACTAACGCGCAAAGCCAGACCGCAGCACAAATTAGCAGCATTCCCCAGCCGAAGTTTAGCCCAGTACCTATAGGCGCTACTCCTTCTGGCGCAAAGATTAGTGCTGCAAATAAGGCGGCGAACCTGCAAGTCGGGAGCGGTCTAGGGGAAGCCCAGCGAATCCTGGAAGAAACAAACAAGCTAAAGCTCAAAGGTATCGAGCTTGGCCAAATTGAGCAGATTCTGCAGGCCAACCAACTGCCCCAACTTAAGCAGCAAGGAGACACGCTAAAGCAGCAGATTGAAGCAAGGCAAAAGATTCTTGACCTTACTGATAATGCTGCTTCAGTTGCTGATATTGAAGCCGAAAGCAAGACGCGGCTGCTGCAGATCGAAAAAGATCGCGTTAGTGCGCTTGCGAAAGCTCAAAAGGAATATGGCAATGATCCTGCTGTCGCCAAGCAAATTAACACCCTGGCTGGCAAAGCAGTCGAGATCGCCAAGGGAGAAGAGAAGCAGCGCCGCATAAATCTTGAAGATAACAACAAGCTACAGAATCAAGAGCGGTCCCGCTCTGCGATCCTGCAACTACAGGAAGGATTGGCGGTTGGCAAGGCAGAAGCCGCTGCATTGGAGCGCGGAGCACTGGAAGCAACTAATGTAGAGCTGCTTAAAGCATCCAATCTTTATAGGTTCGCCAGTGATGCTGAAAAAGCTAAGCTGGCTGACCTTACAGCTCAAACTGAACAATTAAGCAAGCAAAATGACTTCCGCAAGCAAATCAACGAAATTAGGCAGGACGCTCGCTTTACTGGTGCTGGCTTGCGTGCAGGACTTATCGGCCCAGAAGCACGCGCTTATGAGCAAGGGCTGAAGACTTTTAAGGGTGACACGACGATGGCGATGGGAGTAGCCAATGAAACCAAGCGACTTGAAAATGAGCGACTTGTTTGGGCTAATCTTGAGAAAGACATTACTAGCGTATCCGATGCAATCTCTGGCGGCCTGACAAATGGCCTGCTCGATATTATTGACGGTGCCAAGACGATCCAAGACGTAGGCCGCGACATGCTGAATACTGTTGCCAGGAGCTTTGCTGATTCTGCGCAACAGCAACTTGGCACGCTGATGCAACGGCAGCTTGGCGGCTTGCTTGGCGGCGCACAAGGGCCACTCGTCAAGATGCTTGGTGCCGGCGCGGAGGTGGCTGGTCCGCAAGCGCTGGGATCGGCCTCGATGCTGGCCTCTGGGCAGGTCGCGGCATTCGGGATGGCCCTACAGACAGTCACCGCTCAGATGGCCTTTTCCAGCGCTCTGGGAGGCGGCTCAGCGCTATCTGGCGCACTGGGCTCCGCAGTTTCTGGCGGTGCCACAAACCTATTCAGCAAAGGAATTTCCGATGCGATCCCCGGCATTGCATTCGGCGGCTTTCTTGCAGAAGGTGGCACGGCACAAGCCGGAAAGGGTTATGTCGTAGGTGAAAAAGAGCCAGAGTTTTTCTTCCCTGGCGTTAGCGGTAGAGTAGTGCCGCGCAGTGATATGGAGAAGGCCGCTGCGTTACGTCAGGGCAGCGAGCAATCCGATCCGCTTGAGCTGGATTACACTGTGACCGAACGGCAAGGCGAGCGCATGGTTACGGAGGAACAGATGCGCAGGAATAACGCGCTGCTCTTAAAGCAGGCAGAAGCCAGAACTCTAGCTCGTATGCGAAACAGCAAAGAAGTCCGTGATTTTGTGAACATCTAATGCTGTACGCTACCCACTACATTGAGTTTCTGACTCCTTCCGGCGCTTCATTCCAGGTGCCGCAACGGTATCAGCCTTACTTTATTGGAGAGACGAGAACCTTTAATGGCTTGCAGTATCAGTTTAGCCCGTACAGTATTGCAGGCGACATTTCAACTGATGGCAACGAAAGCGGCGACTTTGAGCTAATTGCGCCTGGCAATATGATTACAACCGCAAAACTGGCGCAAGCGTCTACGGACCTTAACCTTATCAAGATTTCGACTGTATTGCTTGTTGGCACGCCTCCTGACAATGCAGGCGGATACCCGACATGGACCGAGCTAAACTTTCTGTCTTCTACTATTTGCGTTTGTGACGCTTACGGCTACACTGATGCAATCCCAGATCAGGAAGATGGTGACGATAACTTCCCGATCGTAACGCTAAGGCTTACGAATCCCCTTAACTTTGTCACCGGCACCGCGCCAACCCGTAGACTCACGGCGGCTCAAGTCGGGCCACTGCCATCCAGCGGAGGAATTACGTTTTGACCTTTTGGCGCAAATGGTCTGGCCTGCCCTGGGGGCTTGGCGCAGATCCCAGAGGCGGTCGAGCT